CTGGAATGTACTGGCATTAGAATTTGCCAGTAGATGTAGCACTAGCACCACCTTGGATAGTAAAACTATCCTGGGTCGATGTGAACACGAGGGTATGTCGTTTTTAACGATTACCCTTCCATCCTTTGGGAAAGACTTTCAGTATTGTCTTGACCAAGGAATGATTGTTCCCGAATCCTTTCTTCCTTTTAGGAAGTCAGGATCATGTCTCCCCTCATTTTTGAGAGGTTTCATGGAGCAGGTGTTCCATCTCGATAGCGGTATCCTCATTGACGAGCCGGACATTGAATCCATTTTAGCAATTAGGCAACTTACGTTGCTTTTTTCTAAAATAGAAATTCCTTGCACTCCTGAGAGGGAGCGTAGGGCTATGTCTGACTACGTCAATTGTGATATGGATGTTGATAATAAAACGATGCAGTTGAGCGATTCTGACTTATCAGAATTGTCTCGAATGGGTCGTCTTTTGTTTGGTCCGATGCTCTCTATGGTTGATAGTGATATCTACCATGAAGAAATTCGTCCCAAACATGGGCCTGGTGCCACTGCTGACAAACTTACCAGCAATGGTAAGTACCTGTCTAGGTACTGGACCCAGCGTCTTGAGGAAGTCTTCCATTTTGGGGACTTTCTCAGCCCCACTCCCGCTTATTCGCAGGAGTGGAGTGACGCTATCAACATCCTGGAACCCGGGTCTGAGCTTCCCTCTAGGGTAGTTTCAGTCCCTAAGACGCAGAAAACGCCACGGATTATTGCTATCGAGCCCTCTTCTGTACAGTATGTACAGCAGGGGATACTCGAGTCAATAAATCGTGCAATGAGACGAGATTTAATCGGCTCATTTATCAGCTCTGATACCCAGGAACCTAACCAACTCCTGGCTCAGGAGGGATCCATTGGATCCCTCGCTACGCTAGATCTTAGCGAGGCATCTGACCGCGTTTCCTTGATGCATGTTTGTTGCATCACTCAAGGTAACCCTCTATTCCAGAAGGCTATTCTTGCGTGTCGCTCCGAGTATGCATCTGTACCTGGCAATGGTATACTTCCACTGTCCAAGTTTGCATCTATGGGTTCCGCTCTCTGTTTTCCTATTGAGGCCATGGTGTTTCTCACCATGATCTTTATTGGGATTGAGAGAGAGCGAGGATACCGCTTTACCGACAGACGTGAAATTAATTCGTTTGTCGGTAGGGTGCGTGTCTACGGAGATGACATCGTCATTCCTGTAGATTATGTGCATACCGTTGTAGATTCACTCGAGTACTTCGGTGCAGAAGTGAATCGCCGTAAGTCTTTCTGGACCGGTAGGTTCAGAGAGTCTTGCGGTAAGGATTTTTACTCGGGACATGACGTTTCCATTGTCAAGTTTCGACGTAAATTTCCTTTACAC